GATGGCGCTACTGCGTCAGAACTACACATGTTTGTGGACTAAGGAACAAGTTGATGGTTTCATTACGACCGTATCAAGAGACAGCCGCTGACTTTCTCTTTGAACACGACCGCGCCATGTTCTTGGCGCCAGTGGGCGCGGGCAAAACCGCCATCACTCTGACGGCCATGTGGGAGATGATCCGCGACGGGCACGTCAAGCGCTGGCTGGTGTTGGCGCCCAAGCGCGTCTGTACCGACGTGTGGCCAGTTGAGCGCCCTAAGTGGGCTGACCGCATCAGCATGGCTCTGTGCGTTGGCACACCTAAGCAGCGCTTAGACGCGCTTAAAAGCAACGCTCAAGTGGTCGTGACTAACTACGATAACTTGCAGTGGCTGGCTGAACAAAAATTAAATTTTGACGGCGTGGTGTTTGACGAACTCACACGCCTGAAGAACCCATCAGGCACGCGCTTCAAAGCGTTCCTTAAAGTGGTTGACCCCATGACTGTGCGCTGGGGTTTGACTGGTTCGTTTACCAGCAACGGCCTTGAGGACGTTTTTGGCCAGTGCAAGATCGTTGACCAGTCATTGCTTGGTCGCAGCAAAGGCGCGTTCATGCAGACGTACTTTGTGCTAATCAACAAGGACTTTGGTGAATGGTCGCCGCGTGTTGGCTCGCTTGAGAAAGTAATGAACGTGATTAAGCCCGCCACATTTGTCTTGGAGGCAGGTGAGTATAAGGACAAGTTGCCGCCGTTGCATACCGTTGAATTGCAATGCACCATGGATTTGACGCCGTACAACACGATGAAAAAGGACTTTGTGTTGGAAGGCATCACAGCCGTCAACGCGGCTGTTGTCACGGGCAAGCTACAGCAACTGGCGTCAGGTTTTGTGTACGACACGACCAGCACGCCGTCTGAATCGCCGGGCAAATTCACGGCCGTTCAAAAGCCCGTCTGGTACAGCATGCACAAGTTTGAAAGGCTAGAGGAGTTATTGGATGAGAACCAACGCGCAAACACAATTGTTGTCTACAACTACCAAGAAGAACTTGCCGAACTCAAGCGCAGGTTTGGATATTTACAAACTCTTGACGACGCCGACGCCATTAAGCGATGGAACGATGGAAAGATCAGGCTACTGGCCGTCCATCCAAAGTCAGCCGGCCACGGACTTAACCTTCAGCACGGCGGCTGTCACATGGTGTTTCTGTCGCTGCCGTGGAGTCTGGAATTGTACGAACAGACCATTGGCCGTTTGCACCGCAGCGGGCAACAACACCCTGTGTGGTGCTACGTGATGCTGACCAGCAAAACGGTGGATGAAAAAATTTGGGGCGCTTTGCACGACAAGCGCGCCATATCGGACATTGCAATGGAGGAACTGAAATGAGTGAACATGATTATCTGCGGATGGTTGAAAAGTTGGCCACTGAACTGGTCAAAGCGTTTAACAGCAGCCTTGACTACAACGCGTGGGACAAGGCGTTAGACGCGCTTGAAGTCGTACTGAAGGACAAACCATGACTTGGCCCTTCCCACCATTTCCAAACCCCAAGGACAAGGGCACCAACGTGCCTAAGTTCAACCCTGACAATTATGAGGACGCACCAAGATGAAACGACTTGACTTATGGAAGGCCAAACTTAAAACGGCCAAAGCTGAATTGCGCATCAGGGATCGCAACCTCAACGCGTCTACACGCGCCTATGCTAAGTGTGCGCAAACTATTATTGATCTGGAGAAAAAAATTGAACGACACTTGGCGAAGCCTTAACAACAAATTAAGCAGTTTGACTGAGGAAGAAGTGCTCAGGCTGCTCAATGAGGAACGCATAGGCGCCAAGCGCGTCTCTATGCTTCAGCGCCTTCACCAGCGCTACAACACCCTGCGCGTTGCGCGGGAGAGAATAGAACTACTTAAAGGAGCAACACAACCATGATCAACTGGACACCGCCCGAGGGCACCAAAATAACTTACCCAAGCAAAAGTTTGCAAGACCGCGCATTTAACTACCAGCGCGGCTCAGATGTGCAGGCGCTCTGGCGTGAGCACGGCTGGACACCGCCATCTGAGCACATGCCGCCCCCACCGCCAGAACGTGTGATTGAACTTAGGAGAGTGCGATAAATGCCGCGCCCCAAACCACCCGAACCCCTAATAGGCCGACAAGTCCGAATGTCAGATAGACATTGGATGATCTTGCAAGAACTTGGCGGCGCCGAATGGCTGCGCAAACAACTGGACAAGAAAGCCAAGATGCCGGCCAAGTATTACTCCACGTTTTTAAAGAAAGAAACCAATGACTAGCGGATGGAGAAAACGACAAATTCAGATGCCCAAGTTTGATATTTGGGAACGTGAAACTTTGGTTGACTTTGCTGGCGAGTGCTACGTCAAACTGTGCGAACAGGATGACATTATTCAGCAGTTGCAATGCGACCTAAAGACGGCCATACAGGCGTACCGAGCGCTAGTTAAGGAATAAAGCGCGCTCGTCTATGCGGCGGTTTTGCAAGCCTTTTAAGACTTTGCCACCGCCCATGCAGTATTTCAAAAGTTCTTCGGCAGCGCCTTCTTTATCGCCTCGGAGCAACCTTTGACGAAGCGTTGAACGCTGGAGTGTTCCAAGACCGACATTGAAACTAAAAGACACAAGAGCATCAAACATGCCCTGTGTAAGATCACAAGGACAGAAAGTATGCACCCCACGCTCGAAGCGTTGCAGATCGGATCTAAGAATTCCATCTACTTCTTCTTTTGTAAACGTCCGATTGTCGTCAGGATGAAGCGCGTAAGCGCCCCTTTCAGCCAATAATATTTTGATTTGATTCGGATAAAGAACATGGCCAACTCCTATTGTCCACAGCTTTGCTGGGCACTGGTATGGTTTAAATCGAACACCCTCATGGTGTTTGATCATCTCAATGGCTTTGGGCGAGACATTCATTTGCCAAACGCCCGGCCGCCGAAGTGAAACGCAATGATGGACGCAAACAACGCTTGGGTATCGTTGTCCCACAGCATTTGCAACAGGTCATTAAAAGGTACGCTCATATAGTAGCCATACCAAAAGCCCCCAATATCCACAAACACCAAGAGAAAAAAGAAACCGTATGTAATGACAGGCCGGACACTTGCCCTTAGATTTTTCATCCATTGTGATGTACCTTCATTTAGGCTCATGTCGTGAGCGTAGATGGCTTGCATTTCGGCCTGTTGCGCGCCGATTAAGACTTGCGCAGTGTTGGCCGCGCTTTCAGTTTCTAACTGCTCTGTGCGGATGTGCTCAATGCGCTCTTGCGCTTCAAAGCCTAGCTTGCGCATTTCCAATTCGCGCTGAATTTGCATTTGCGCCAGCGCCAACTCATGCGCCTTGTCTTGCCTGCCTTGGAAAAACTCCAGCAGCTTGGGCAGACCGCCCATTAGGAATGAGATCAGGGTTGATAGTAATGTCAGCATTTTATTCTCCGCAATGTTTGCATTTATGGTGCGAGTCACCTTGGCCTAATTTGACACCCGCTAATAGGCCAATAAAACCACCAATGATGGTTTGGAAAGCAGGGTGCAACATAGAAAAGATTTCTGCGTTGTCAACCTCTTTGGCCCATAGACCAAGCAAGAATGCTGCAACCATGCCCAACACAGAGATGCAAAGAGTTGCCGCCACCATAAGAGTGACTGAATACGTCAGCTTACTTACTACGTCTTGATTTTCATTCATACATAAATGTCCAGCTTACGGTTGGTAAAAATCTCAAGGCTAAGTTGGTTGCGCTCTGCCTTCTTCACATACAACTCAAACTCAAGATCGTCAATTTTATCCTTCACCTTCTTCATCTTCAACGCTTGTGCATATTCTTCCGACAGGCGTTCTGCTCTGCGTTCTAGCGCATCGGTTTTAGTCGGATAGTCGGCTACCCCTGTCATGGGATACCACTTGTGTATGGGCGGGATCATTTCTTTTCACGTTTAACCGCTTCTTCATAACCATGCAGAACTAACGCTCTGGTTTCCGCTGAGTCTGCCGTACCTGCCCACGAAGGCAGGTTGTTCCATATCACTACATAATCCTCTGCCTTGCAGTGTGGCGCATTGTTTTTTAGCCACGCAATCATTTGTTGATGGCGCTCGGACGGGTTGTGAATGGTAAAGCCAATCCCATAAAACTCGCGCACATGACAGCCACTCTTGGCTACGGCCCCAACTAGCCCCAACAGCAACAGTAGCAGAAGGAGCCAGCGCATTCATTTGTCTACTTTGTTATCCAGTTTGTCAAAAATCTTGCCGAGCATTTCTTTAACGTCGCGCATGTCAGCGCGGTAGTCGTCACGGCTAACGTAGTTTAGAGGCATAGCCCGCACGTCACTGTCAAGGCGCTCAAGCGATCTGTAGATGTTGTTGAGTATCCAACCACCTAAGAACCCCGCCAAACTCACCGCGATATTAAATAAAACTTGCGATTCCATTATCGAGCCAATGCGTTTTGAGATTCTTCGGGCGCCAACGCGTTTTTAACCGCTACGCCAGTAGCCGCAGCAGTACCCGGCTTCCAGCCTTGTGGGTTAGATAATAAATTAAGCACACGAACGCGCTCCGACGCCGGTAAGGTGTCTAACAATGCCGCCGCGCCTTCAGGTGTTTGCGATGCTTTGGTAAGCACATCCATTGTCTTTGTGCCAATCTTGTTTTCCAAGATTTGCAAAGCCTTGTTGGTTGTTGAAGCAACCGCGCTTAAATAGGAAGGGATACGTATTTTAGAAATTTGTTGCAATAACAGTTCTTTAAGCGCGTCTTGACCAACCGTAGCTTGTGTCTTAGCCGCCGCGTCGCGTACAACTTTGGCCGCTTGATCTTGCAAAACCGCCAAAGTCTTATCGCTGACTTCTTTGGCAATATCGTATTTACCTGTACCAAGCACTTTCTCAACAACATCAGGCGCTTCGCCTTGCACCAACTTTGCAAATGCGTCTGGGTTAGTTTTGTACATTGCCAACGCTTCGCCGTTAAGTCTTTTCTCGGCGATTCCTTGCATGGCTTTGGAGTAGTTGCCTAAATATTCGCGGTAGCCTGTACCGCCCGCGTTTTCAATAGCATCTACAATCGCAGGCCGAATTTTAGTGAGTACGCTGGCAGCTAGATTCTTTTGTGTACTAGCGTCTACACCGGGGCGTAATTGTTCAATAGCAGCATTGACTGAGTTTTTACGGACTGCATCTAACGCGTCGGCTTCAATAATGCCGTTTTTAGTCCATTGATTGATGTCTTTGATGACGTTTTTAACGGCGCCTTGAATAATATCGTTACCCGCAAGTTTTGGATCTTTTGTGATGTTGTTTAAACTGCTCACCAAAGATTCAGTTTCAAGTGGCTTAATGCCAGAATTACGCAACGCGTCAGATGCCAATTGCGCAAAGCGTGACTCAGCGCCTGCTTGCAAAGATCCACTAGCTGCTTCGGCAGATGCTTTTTCAGCTAGTTTAGGCAAATCACCACCAACATAAGTATATTTAGCCGCGCCTACAGGCTGACCTTTTTCAATCAATGCAGTTCGTGCAATAGCTTCAGCGCGAGGTTTAGCCGCTTCAAAACGTCGCACGTCTTGAACTTTTTGCGCGGCTTCTGCGGCCAGACGTTCTGCATCGGTGGCATATTGAGCAGTAACTTGTCCCATGTCAGCGCGTTTAAGCGCGCTTTCTTTAACTGGCTCCATCAAACGATTTATGTTTGCTTTAGTTGTTTCTGCACCGCCACGCACTTCAGTCGCAGTTGTACCACCGGCCAACTTGGCCAAGGCATTTAAAGACACTTCACCTTGTGACGATTCAAGCGCTTGCAAGAAACGTGGGTCGCGTTGACCAGCGCGTTGCAACAATGCTTGCCATGTGGGGCTGTTAAGCGCCGCAGTAGCTTGTGACGCGGTGATATTTGAAGGTGCTTGAGCTAACGCATTACGCACAACTTCTAAATCTGGCCCAAGCGCGTTGCGTGCAATTTCAGCCGCTTTTTGTTGAGGTATTTGACGTAAATCAGCAATCGCGCCAACACCTTTGGCAATTAAAGGCGCAACAACACGGCCACCAGCTTCCATGGTCGCACCGGTAAGAACATCTTTGGCGCCAGTCGTTAACGCTTCGCCGACGGACTGTGGGCCTTGTTCATATCCAAGCGCAGTCTTAATTGTGCGCAGGCCACCTTTGGCCAAACCATAGCCTAGTCCTGCACCGCCTACAATACCTGCGGGGCCAAGGGGCGTGCCAAGTAAACCGCCGCCTGCTGCACCTAGCATTTCTACAGTTGGCTCAATTACATTCATTGCCCTTTGCCCAAACGACGGCTCTGCTGGTGCAGGCGCGGCCATGGGCATTGCGGCGGGTGTGGCAGCAGGCAATGGCATAGCCGCGCCTACCGACCTTATACGTCGAATTTCGTCAGCAAATACTTTGGCATCTGCGGCGTTGCCAGCCGCATCGGCCTTGATCAATGCTGCGCTGAGTTGTTCGAGTGTAGCCATGATTATTTGTACTTATCAAGAAGAGCGTCGACATTGCTTGCAGGCGCTTCTGTGCGGCTAGTCTTGTATTGATACGTTGCATCATACGCCTCACGCATGCGTGTCTTAGCGCCTTGAACGTCGCCAATCGCTTGCTCGATAGCGGCTTTGACATCTTTGGCGTCTTGGCGGCGGTCGATGGCAGAGAACGAAGCGGTAAGTTGCTTGCCCTCTTGGTTAGACACGTTACCTAAAGCACCGCCAGTTTTAGACGCATCGCGCAAATCTTGCAAGGCTTGAAAGCCACCTTTAGCAACAACTTTGTCGTACAACGCTTGCGCTGCCCGACCGTCTGCTGTCACCGCAGGGACGCGCCCTGCGACAACACCCGTGATTTGAGATAAACCGGGGTGGTCGCGCAACTTAATAAGATCGTTAACAAAACTGTCTGATTTAGATTCAAAGCCTTTAATGGCAGAAGTTGCTTGTGGTAACGCCGCCTCACGTTTTTGAATTTCTTTAGGTGGCAAAGCCTCAAGACCAGCTTCTTTGCGTTTGGCTTCTTCTTTAGCTAAACCAAGGCGCTCGCCCTCCATACCAATGCGTTGGCCTTCCATACCAACACGTTGTTTTTCTAAACCAACACGCTGACCTTCAAACCCTAAACGACCAGACTCATACGGCGTCATGCCGACTGTTTGCGCTGGCGTTACTTCCTGTTGATATGTAGGACTATTTGGATTTAAGTCTAAGAATATCTTTTTATTATTTAGGTTAACTTCAGTCGGTTTAGGTGCAGTCAAAGTTAACTTTTCTTTGGCGTCAAGAATATTAGTTAACATCCCTTTTTGCCAAGCATTAAATGACGGCGCTTGCGCTAATTGGCCTTTAAGCATATCTGCTTTTTGTTGATCAATATCGCCTTTGGCAAAATGTTGATCAATACTAGCCATAGCTTCTTCTGGGTTATTTAACGCAGCAATATCAGAAATAGCTTTGTTGGCTTTGTCAATACGTTGCTTAAATTCCAGCCCTGTTGTTTCAACATTTGTCTTTTTAAGCGCGGCTTGCTCTTGCTGAGATTTAAATAACTTAGCTTGAACGTCTGGGATCATGTGCCCAGCGCCGCCTTGAGCTAAACTTTTCAATATCATCGCGTTATTGATTTCACCCGTGTCTGCGTTAACGCCTTTTTGATACGCCGCAGACAAAGCGTTTTGCGCCATATCTTGACGTTTAGCAGACTCAAGTTGAAATTGCGCCAACGCGTTTTGATTTTGAGCGTTTTGAATTGCCGCAACTTGACCGTATTGGGTCAAAGGGTTTTGCAGTTCAATACCGCGAACACCCATTGCAATGTTGGAATCGAGTGGCATGTTTTATCCTATGTAAGAAGAAGCATCGCCTAAATTAGTTCCGTAGCCCGTAGGAACGCCGCCTGTATTTCTGTTTTGCAACGCCGCCAACATGTTGTTGCCTTGGGTGTAATTTAAATATTGGTTTAAGCCGCCAGTCAACGCGTTAGCGCCGCCGACGTAACCAGATGCGCGGGCGTTGCCTGCGCTGGTCATCAAATTGCCAGCGTTTGTACCAAAAGTGCCTGCGGCATTGCCTTGCGCGCTTGTTGCTGTTTGACCTACGTTAGCAAGGCTTGCAAGACGATTGTAAGCGTTGCCAAACTCATTAGACGCAAACTCTTGGCCGTAGCGTTGGGCGGCTTTTAAAGCGCCGCCGCTGATCAAACCACCACGCGAGGCGGCTTGTCGGTCAAGTGCTTTAAGGCCCTCGCTAAACCTAAAGCTGTAGCTGGGATCCATTGAACCCATAATGTCGCCGGACTGAATTTTATTAAGCGCGTTAACGCCTGCCTGACGCCATGGCTCTTGGAGTTCTGTTTGCTTATTAAACATTTCGCGCTGAAGTTGCGTGGCTTGATCAGCCGATGCAGCTTGCGTGCTAGATGCCCTGTTTGCGGCGTTAGCGCCAATTAAAGAACTGCCTACGACAGCCCCAGCTACCCAAAATGTCATGGCAGCACCTCTAATGGTTGGTTTTTAATAAGATTACCGGGACTATACATGTTGTTTGGTTCTTCTTCAACCAGTTCAGCTTCCGCTTCTTCAACAGTTTTTGCCTCGATTGCGTGGAAAGTCATACAGCGCGCGTCAGTAACGGCATAGACGGCTCGTTTTGTACCGGGTTTGCTCATAAACAAATGAGGGCCAGTTACTTCTTGAACGCCTTCATCGGTTGTGATTGCAACCGTGCCAGACACAATCATGTAAAAGTGTTCTTTTTTATGAACTGCGCCAATTACAAGCACGTCAGCAGGGCGAAACACTTCACGGCAATACATACCGCCATGAAAATAATGTTTTGTCTCAGGCTCATACTGTGGCATTTTAGAAACCTCGGCTTGCAAAGCCTCCACACGCTCCCGAAGGGGCATCTGAAGTTCAAAACCTTTGCCGTAGGTTACTTGCATTACGACACTTCCCGACCGCTGGCGCGGATGTTGACCGACGTAGCGCCGCTGGCAATGGTTGAGATAAACCCGCCGGGCGACAGCACCTGACCCACCAGTTCGGGAAAGATGTAAGTCTCATTAGCTTGCAAAGTTTTAGACTTGCTGATCACGTTGTTGTTACCTGCCGTGCCGCCCACGGTCACAAGGTTCACGCTGATCGTGGCCGCCACAATGTCAAAGTTAGTCGCGGTGAACTTGTCAATGATCGTCGTGACGTTCTGCGCCGTGTATTGCGTCGTCTGCGCCGCCTCGGCGATTTTGGCGGGGATTAGAACTTTTACATAGACAGCCATGTCAGTCCTTAGTTAGTTTGGAACGCGACGTTGTTAAGCGACACGGTGTTGCCAGACGGTAGCATAGACACGGCGCCTGCGGTCGTGATCGTAATGACCGAAAGCACCGCTACGCTGCTGGCCTCGCCATAGACCAAGATAATCAAAGTCGATGCGGGGCGGTAGCCAGAAGGCAAAGTAAAGATTGTGGCCGTCGAATTACCCGAGTGAATAGCGCCACCTTGCAAGCGAACCACGCCAAACGGGTCTTTGTAATAGCTGCACAAAGGCGAGGGATAACCCGCATCGCTCCAACTGTTTTGGAAAGTAACCGAATTCCAGCCGGGGAAAGCAGTGGACGCCTTACCGTTAAACGTGTTCCAGTCGGTTGACGACAAATAACCGTTAGTCGAGCCAGACGACGCGGGGAGCGAAATGGCGGGTGTTGTACCACCAGAAGACACTACGGGCGACGTGCCGGTCACAGCAGTGACGTAACCGCCGCCGCCGCCGGTCAACTGGATTTCGTTGGTGATTGTAGGCGCTTCAGTTGCAGACTGGAATGTGCAACCAGACCAAGCCACGGTGCTGACGCCGCTTGAAGTAGAAATGGCGTTGATGTATTTGCGGCCAGAATTTGGAACGTAGCTGTTGAAATATTTAAATCCGCAACCGGCCACGCTGACAGACTGCGTAACGCCAGCGCCAGATGTCTCAACCAAAATGTTGTTGGTTGTATAGTTAGTTGAATCAAGGCGTGCAAAAGAGCAACCGCTGATGCTGGCCGCTGCGGGTTGCGCAGAGTTAGTCAACCAAATATCGGCGGTTCCTTTGTTATTTTCAAAGTACACGCCGCTGAAGTTGCCAGAAACAGAACCTTGAACGCCTGAATTGCTTAACAACACGCCAAACTTTGTAGCCGAAGATCCAGTAATACCGTTACTTTCAACGCTGCCACCAAACATGTTGAATGTTGTGCCACCAAGTATCCAAACAGCCGCATCTTGGCAATTGCCAATTACGCAGCCAACCATGGTCAAAGCGTTAGGGTAACTACCTGTGCCGCCGCCATATTCAGCGCGCATACCAACTGTAGATTGACGAAATACGCAGTTGTAAAACACACTGGACAAAACGTCAGTAGCGTAAAACGAATACGCGCCGTTAAAGCAAGACACGTCTTCAAGGGACAAGAAAGCTAAATTGTCGCCGCCAATACAAAAGCCAACATAATCTTCTTTGACAAAGAACAGCCCGCGAATGACTTGATGGCTTTCAACGCCGGCAGTAGTTGCGCTGCCGCCCGTAATTGTTAGCATGTCGTAACTACCGGCCGCACCATGAATACGGGCGCTAGATGAACTGTCGCCATACATGGATGCTTTGTATGTATCAGTTGTGTCGCCGCTGTTGTTGATTGTCAAGCCGTTGGTAATCTTGTATATACCGGGAGGGAAATAAACGTCGCCGCCAATACCGTTGGCGTAATTGATTGCCGCTTGAATGTTGGTTGTGTCGTCGTGGCTATCGTCGCCCACGGCGCCAAAGTCCTTAACGCTGATCGTCTCGCGCATCTTGGCCTGCGCAGTTGTGGCCACAGCGCTTGTGCCGGCTTGAATGAAGCCGATCATGCTAGAGCCACTGCTAGACGCCAAAGAAGCCGTCAAAGCCGCAATAGCCGCTGTCAAGTCAGCCATGGTGGCAAAGCCACCCACGTTGTCAACTGTCCAGATTTCGACGTTGTTGCTGTCGGTCAGCTTCAGTTTGTAGTAACTAGACGACAACCAGACGCCTGC